AATAGAGACGATCTAACTGAACAAGAATACAAAGACATTGGTCGTGTAGTTGACATCTTAAAAGAGAGCGAGACTCACTCTCAATGGTTACTTGACGCTACTGAAAAGTGGTGTCGTGATCGTGCCATCTATTTGGCACTCATGGAATCAATTCAAATTGCAGACGGCAAAGATTCCAAGAAAACTAGGGATGCAATCCCTGGTATTCTGTCGGATGCACTTGCAGTCTCATTTGATAATCACATTGGACATGATTATCTTGAAGACTATGAGCAACGCTACGAATCCTATCATAAACAGGAATCTAAGATCCCGTTCGACCTTGATTACTTTAACAAGATTACGAAAGGCGGTCTCCCTAATAAAACACTTAACATTGCTCTGGCTGGCACAGGCGTTGGTAAGTCTTTGTTTATGTGTCATGTCGCAAGCTCGGTGCTATTACAGGGCAAGAATGTCTTATACATCACGCTTGAAATGGCTGAAGAAAAAATTGCAGAAAGAATTGATGCTAATCTGCTTAATGTTAACATCAGAGATCTAGTCGAACTTCCTCGTCAGATGTTCGAGACAAAAGTATCTAACCTCGCTGCAAAAACACAAGGATCACTTATAATTAAAGAATATCCTACAGCCAGTGCCCACAGTGGACATTTCAAGTCTTTGCTTAATGATCTGGCACTCAAGAAATCTTTTCGTCCAGATATTATCTTTATTGATTATCTTAATATATGTGCTTCCTCACGCTATCGCGGCGCGATTGGTGTCAATTCATATAGCTATATCAAGGCAATTGCTGAAGAGCTTAGAGGACTCGCTGTCGAAGCAGAGGTCCCTATCGTATCTGCCACCCAGACCACTCGTTCTGGTTATAGTAGCAGTGATGTTGACATTACTGATACTAGTGAGTCCTTTGGGCTCCCTGCTACTGCTGATCTTATGTTTGCCCTTATTTCATCTGAAGATCTTGAAGGACTCGGGCAAATTATGGTGAAGCAATTGAAGAATAGATACAATGATCTCAATGTAAATAAGAGATTTGTTCTTGGAGTTGATAGGGCAAAGATGAGATTGTATGATTGTGATCAATCTGAAGGTGGAAGTCTTCATGATAGCGGAAACGAAGAGAATGCAGAAGCATTTGTAAAGTCAAATAAGTTTGAGGGATTTAAGTTTGATTAGATCAGCAAATAAAATTTGGAATCAAATCTCTGAGGTTAATAACTTAGAGTTTGAATACTTGCTGTTAGATGGCAAAGTCCCTGTTCTTGTAGCAAATGATGTTTATAAAAACCCAGACTTAGTATCTGAGTTTTTTGAGAATCTTGATTACTGGGAAACCAAAGAAATTAAAAACACTCAAATTATTCGTCCTGGTCTTACACATAACTTCCCCGAAATTATTCAAGATCAAATTTCAAATCAGATAGAAGAAAGGGTCAAACCTTTGTTCGGTGTCTCTAAAATGGACATCTTTGATTTGTATTGTCAATGCACTAGTCCAGATATGACACTAGATGCTACTAGCAGTCTCTGCTGCTATCCCCACATTGATGTTCCCGTCTTCGATTCTTTCGATCCAATTCCATGTCTTGTTGCTAACATCAATTTTACCAAAAGCGATGATCCAGTTTCTACGGGATTTTGGTCTTGGAAAGGAAAGACAAATTCATTAGACTTTAATCGTAACGATAAGAACAGTATAGAAAATTTTTATCGCAGACATGAAGAACTAAATGTTGGATCTTGGTTTCAAATAAAAGATTATGAAGATTTTAAATTTGAAACTTCCGTCACTATGGGGTATAATAGTCTAGTGTTGTATCCGACCACGAATCTTCACAACGCCTATATTGAACCTAATTGGTTTAGTGATAGGCAAAGATTAATGCTCTCTATCTTCTACTTCATATCACCAGAGGATTTAGATTTTGAGGAGAGATACATAGATACTGTCTCCTATAGTTGGGAGCATTTCAGACTTGATACCTTGTTCAACTATCATCCCAAACAAACTCACTTTGAATAATTATTATGCCTACTTATTCCTCTGCAATTGCTGATAATCTTCCCGAACCTCAGCGTCCTACTACTGCCACTCCTCCTCGTCGTCCTCGTGCAAAGGAATTTTGGGAGGTAGAACCTGGAGATCCTGAAACTGCAGCATGGCAGGACAATCCTGAGAACCCCACTGGACCTCAAGGAGTTCCTGCTGCACAACCAACTCCTGCCGAACAACAGCAACAAGCAGTGCAAAACATGCAAGTGGTAGTTACTAAAGAACAACCTAAGAAGTATGGTAACTATATTGAGTTTGTCGATCAGGTTACCAGTGCTCCTTCTAAGGACAATGCTCAGTTCATCGCTCGTGTTGCATCTCTGAAAGCAGAAGGATGTGACATCCAGCGTCTCCTGACTGCTGCTGTTGGTATCGCTGCTGAAGGCGGTGAGTTCATGGAGATCGTTAAGAAGATCACCTTCCAAGGAAAGCCCTGGAACGAAGATAACATCGAGCACCTGAAGATTGAACTCGGTGATGTCATGTGGTATGTCGCTCAGGCATGTATGGCACTGGACATCTCTCTGGAAGAAGTTCTGGATCGTAACATCAGCAAACTTGCTGCTCGTTATCCCGAAGGCACCTTTGATGCCTACTACTCTGAGAATCGTAAAGCAGGTGACCGTTGATGATTAACCTTGAACTTGAACCACAAACCGCAGTGCATGTATTGCAAGCTCTTGTAGATGCTCAGAACGGATATACCTATGAAGAGCATTGTGTCCCTACTCGTATCGTTGAAATTCGTGAAGTAATTTCTCGGATTGATACTGCTCTTGATGAGGCAATGAACGACTAATGCTTTCTCTTTGGATTCACCTAGTAGCATTCTTCCAAGTTGTCGTGATGAATTGTATTCAACCTGTCAACTGGAAGTATTGCTATCGGGTGGACCAGTGGTTGATTCCAGATGTTGTAGAAGGATATCAACTTTGGACTGGAGAAAAACATCCTTATCAGAATGAAAAGGACTATCTAAATAAGAGGGAATAGTACTCCCTCTTTTTTCATGGCTGAACCGTCAGAAGGTTTTTTTGCTGGTTGTGCTTTATGCACCAATCAAGAAATGGATGCGGCGGTTGCTAATGAGACCAGTCTGCAAAATTTCTACAACATCATGTATCAAAGGTACATGAGTGCTGGAGTTGTTGGGGCTGGTAATGTAAAGAAGGATTTTGAAAAAGTAATTACCTTAACATCAAGCACAAAAACAGATAAGTTTTATTCTGACTTGGTAGTAGGAATTTCCGCAGTCAAAGCAGTTAGACAATATCTTGCTGCTAGTTCAACTATGAGAGGAATTTCTGGAAACAGTGTTCCTGATGCAGTGTATCTAACTGGTACGCAGTGGCCAGCTGCAGTACAACAATTTAAGTTCGCTGCATTTGGAATGGCGGACTACAACTCATCTGACTTGATTTTACAGTATGGTAGGAACTATGTGGGAGTATCGCTGAAAAAGAAACCAAAAGGAACAGCAGCAGATCCCACTCTTATCAACAAGGCGTTTGATACTGTTCTCAATGGACCACAGTTCGCTGGCATTAAGACACAGCTTCAAACAGCAAGACAAAATTTCTTTGCTGGAGTCGTAAGAGAAGCATTAACCACTGGTCCTTTAGTTGGTATTGCCAAACTTCCAGATGGTACTGATCCTAGATCTGCACCTGCAGAGAAACTTTGGAATACCAGAATTGGTATTATGAAGAATGGGAAACCAACAACAGTTCCCTTGATCAACCTCAAAAGTATTGGACTTGTCTCTGATCCTGCACTTCTGAATACAGCAGAAATTTCTAAGACTGATGCAAATGCGATGAGAGATTTTGTTAATGCAAAACTTGGAAAGGTTGGTAATCAACCTAATGCTTTGTATAGTCAGTTCCTCAATATTATTAAACAGAATCAGCAGTTGTTCGCTGATACTCTTATTAACCTCATCTTAAAGAAAAGTCTTCTTGATACGATGAGCGAGTACACTCAAAATGATTTTGAGTTTATCTTGACAACTGGTGTAGGACAGGTTACTATATCTAAGTCAACTGGTATGAATATCAACCTAGGTTCAGGTCAGTGTATTGGTATTGATAGCGTTGGGTTGGCACTTGCTTATCTTAGAAAGCAACCTAAAGTTATTGATATCGACAAAGCAAAAACTCAGGCATCAAACGCTGCTAAGTTATATTTCAAAGTAAAGTCTGGTCAATTAGAATTGCTGGATCTTGAATTAAGATACAAGGGTGACTTTAAATCCCAACCACAGTTCCAAGCATTCTTAACACCAGAGTTTAAATCTCTCCTCAAAGGACAATTCGGTAACGCTAGAAACATTATTTTTGGTTAGTATGCATTTTGATTTGTTTCCTCAGCGAATATACAAGTACCATCTTGATCCTACTGAAATAAAACAGCATATGCTGGATAGGTATAATTCCTATAAGGATTTTTCTATTAACGGAACTCCTTCTGGTTGGTTTTGTAATGTCAGGACAGAATTTGAAGGTGCGTTTCCTCAAGAGATTAGTGATAATTATACTGGTGTTTTGCAACAGTGGAGGAGTGATATTGGACTTTTAGAAAAACCTCATATCTATGAGATTTGGTTGAATACCTACGAACACTCTCATTACCAAGAACCTCACACTCATCTTCCTGGATTTTATTCTGCTATTCATTATGTAATGTTTGATCCTCTTGAGCATGAAGGAACAACATTTTGCAATCCTCTAGATAATATATTTTCTTTCATGTTTGATGGGAACATTATGGATGAAAGATTGAATCCTCACATCTTGGAACATGCCGATATCCCTGTAGAGGAAGGGGACATATTAATTTTCCCATCTCACTTGAGGCACTTTGTTAGAAAGAATGATAGCAAACAACTTCGTATGACTGTATCCTTTAATATAAATAGAGTTGCGGAGAATACACGGCGGGTATTTGCAAAATAATCATGAAGAGTTTCTTCCAGTTTCTAAATGAGGCACAGACTAATGCAGCTAAGCAAGCGAAGAAGCTTGGTCTGAAAGGTGACGGGCATGGTTCTTGGTTAGATTCTCAGAATAGGATTGTAGGTAGAACTGTAGAAGGTGAACTAGTCTTCACCAGTGGTAGAAAACCTGCACAAGAGAGTGATCCTACCAGACCTGGACCTGCTGCTAGAGGAACACTTCCTGATCAACCACCCCCACCTGCTCCTGGGCAGGGTGGAATGCAACCCGAACAAGGTGAAGTTGAGGAAGTAGAAAAGACTAGAGGAACTCTTACCATTGGATTTGGTAGATTCAATCCTCCCACATCTGGTCACGAAAAACTTCTTGATACTATTAAAGATACTGCTGCTGGTGAGCAGTACATTGTATATCCTTCTCATTCTGTAGATCCCCAAAAGAATCCTCTTGATTCTGAGACTAAGGTTCTCTTCATGAAGAAGATGTTCCCTGACCATGCGAATGCAATCGTATATGATCCCGCAATTCGTACTATCTTTGATGCGTTAAAACAAGCCGATGTCGAAGGATATAGTGGCATCAACATCGTGGTTGGTGCTGACAGACAAAAAGAGTTTGAGAACCTCGCAAACAAATACAACGGGCAACTCTATAATTTTGATGCGATTAATATCATCTCTGCTGGAGAACGGGACCCCGATGCTGAAGG